CCTGGGGCCTGTAATATCTAGACTTGCTGCCAGTGAATTACAGGATCGCGGTGTATTGGCGCAGTGCCATGTGAATGTTGTGCAACTGGTAGACATACGCGAGCACAAGACTTACCAAGAAGAACTGAAATATCTCTTGGAAGAACCGGGTAGATTAGATGCCATTGCACAGTTGGTACTGCAAGTGAATGAAACAGGCAACACACTAGTGCTGGTGGATCGTGTGGCAGCCGGGCAGGAACTGGTGTCAAGACTAGGAGACCGTGCTGTGTTTGTGTCGGGTGCAACCAAGGCCAAAGCCCGACAGGATGAATATGATGAAATTGCCACTAGCACAGACAAGATCATTGTGGCCACTTACGGTGTGGCAGCAGTGGGTATCAACATACCAAGAATCTTTAACTTGGTAATGATTGAACCGGGCAAGAGTTTTACACGAGTGATCCAATCAATTGGGCGCGGAATCCGCAAAGCCGAAGACAAAGATCATGTGCAGATCTGGGATATCACAAGCACATGCAAATTCAGCAAACGACACTTGACCAAACGCAAGGTCTTTTACAATGAAGCCAACTATCCGTACACTCAGGAGAAATTGTCATGGATCTAGACCAGTTAAAAATAATAGTATGTGGTGATAGTTTTTGTACTTCGACGATTTGGGACAGATATCATTTTAGTCAGATTCTTGAAGACACATATGGATATCATGTCACTAACCTAGCGCATGGTAGTTTTAGCAATGTTGCGATTTGCTTTCAGATTAAACAAGCAATCAAGATGCGTCCAGATATCATCATTTATAATGTCACAGATTCGGGCAGATTTGAGTTGGTGATGAATGGCAATTTTGACGCCAGACATGGTCTGAAAAATATCGTCTATTGCAATGATGGTGTGACTAGTTTTGATCATCCTGCCACCGGAGATCTCAAGTCGCCGGTATTTTCAACCAATTATCCAAGACTCAGAGACACCGCCAATTTAGGGATCACACAAAGTCAGATTGATGCTGTTGATCAATATATGAAACATTTTTTTGATTATAAGTTAAAAACCGAAACAGATTCCTGGATAATTGGATATTGGCACCAACAGATAATTAACGCTGGTATTATACCATTGAGACTAGCTCAAGAGGACGAAATAGCTAAACCAATGTATTCTTACGCTGCCGCCAATCCGAAATGCACTGCATATTATCATACCGATGAGGTCACGCAAGAAATTCTAGCAAAAAATATTGCTCAAGAGTTGTCGACTTTGAAAAAAATAACTTGACTTTCCTCAGAGGTTAATATACAATAAACTCATGCGTATTCTAACATTAGACAACAAACCCTACGATCTCGACCATTTGCCAGAAGAGGTAGATGACATGAGATTTGCTATCCTAGATAATTCAGATCCTGCCAACCCAGACTATCATTATATTCCTTTAATCTTTTTGGAAAGTTTTAATGCACCTGCATTGGTATTACAGATAGGTGATTTCAAGATCAAAATGCCTGTAGACTGGCAGATCTTGATCGGTGAACCCGAAGTAGGAGATCTAGAAATGCTCCCACTCACCAGTGTGAATGATCGCGGGTTCAAGGTATTCCAATTCAATCCACTAAGCAGTTTCCGGCCTAGTTTCCCCAGCTTAGAAATCATTGATGTATATCAAGAAGTGGCATGGTATGCGCCCAAGCTAAAGAATGGGCAGATGTTGTGTGTGCCCATAAATAATGCAGAGCAACCGGACTGTGTATACTTTGTCAAAGACATCAGTCGCAACTGCGAAATAGTGGATTACAATCGAGCCTGGTAATGGGACAGTTAAAGCCTGCTGCCACACTAATTTACGAGCGTGATGGTGACACAGTGTATGCCCGCGAAGTGGGTGCAGATCCTGCCACACGAACAGAAGTAGGGCATGAGTATGATTCCAAAACCAGTGACGGCAGACCTTTGTGGGAACAAATAAAAGAAGCCAAGTTGTGGGGTGATATTCACCGAGAGGCTCGCACCAATCCCACTTTACAAGATGCACTGGATCATGCTATAATGGTGTATCATTTAACTCGAATCAAATGAGCGAAAAACTAAACATTGGCAATGAGATGCGTCAATTGGACGCAAAGAACCGTGACTTCTATGATGAACTCACGGTGGAAGAACGAAAAAAGTTTTCAACATTCTTAATGGTGCGTTGGGGGTCAGCTGTGGATGGCAGCCGAGAGATCCAGGAATACTATGTGCAGAGCACAAATCATTACTTGAACAAACACTTCTTTACTATGCATCGACATCCCAAACTGCAATGGCTCATGGCCACAGCGGTCAGCCCGGGCATGGGTGCCATGCGACACAACTGGATCGCACCCAAGAAGAAAGAAGCTGGCGCATCAGCGATAAAGAAACAACTACGAGAACTGTATCCACACTTCCGAGATGATGAGATTGATTTGATGGCTGCGCTCACAGACAAAAAAGAAATAGCTCAACTGCAACGGGCTCATGGCAACGACTAGCGACTTCACATGTAAGTATTGCCAACGATCATTCAGCAAAGAAACCACGCTGAGTGTGCATGTGTGCGAACAAAAGAAACGCTGGCAAGAACAAAGCGAGCGTGGTGTGCAGTTGGGTTTGCAAGGCTACTTGAAGTTCTACGAATACACACAAGGCTCGGCCAAACTCAAAGCATGGGATGACTTTGTGACATCACCTTACTATCGTGCGTTTGTGAAATGGGGCAGGTATTGTGTGAGTGTGCGTGTGATTCAACCAGATCGATTCCTTGAATGGTTGCTGAAAGGCAATCGAAAAATTGACAACTGGTGTAGTGATCGGTTATACACAGAGTATCTTGTGACCCATGTGCAGAAAGAAACTGTGAATGATGCGCTGGCACGAGCTATAGAACATGGTATTGATTGGGGTGAAAAGACTGCATCTCCGGCACATGATTGTTTGAGATATGGCAGTGTGAATGCCACATGCTATGCTATCACAACAGGCAGGATCAGTGCGTGGGTGATCTACAATTCGGAGTCAGGGCAGAAGTTCTTGACAGAGCTGAACGCAGAGCAGGTGGCTATGATATGGCCTTATATCGATTCAGACATATGGCAGAAGAAGTTTGCGGATTATCCTGCGGATCAGGAATACGCAAAAGAGATTTTGACACGGGCAGGATGGTGACATGATAAAGAATGTTTATGGTAGTGGACGATATCTCACCACTTACAGCAACAATGCCAGTAACTATGTGAGCAACTTTAGCGGAGCACAAGGCCTGGGCGATCTGCGATTCAACACAGTGCATCAATGCCTGGAAGTGTATAACGGCTCAATTTGGCAACCTCTGCTGATGAGTGATGTCAGTGTGAGTCTAACAGGGGATGCTGTGGAGGCCATTGCTTGGGCGGATCAAAAGCGCCAGGAAGAAATAAAAATGAAAGCATTGGCCGAACAGTATCCTGCTGTGGCTGATCAGTTGGCAGCGGTGCGCGACGCTGAAGAAAAACTGCGAATGGTAGCAGCATTGGTTACTGTATGAGCACATATCCTGGTTCTTTTGCTGGGCATTTGATTTGCCGACCTGATCCTGAGATTGACTACATAGCTTGTCAGGATGTGGTAGTATCAGTTCAGCAAAATAATCAGATCCTGGCCACCAAGTCAATCAAAAATATTGATACAGTTGGACAATTTTTTGAACTGCTGTTTGATTATGCTGAGCTAACTGGAAATATACAGTTCATAATTGATACCTGTCACGCCAATGATCAATTTAACAGAGATAACCCAGTTGAGATAGACCAACTTATAATTGATGATTTATTTACAATGCCACATTTTCTCATGTCAGGTAATTTGATGCAATCGGGCCGATTGGTAGACACCGGTAATGTTCTGTGGCAATCTGGACAATTGGTGTACACTTTTAAATTGCCAATAGTTAGTGGTGTTGGCAGTGTTAAAATTGGAAAGGTCGATGTAAATGTTATGACTGAACTTTTATGAAAACCACCCATATTTTAAATATAGGATATCCAAAATGTGGGACCACATGGCTATGGAAATTACTTGCCCTGCAACCGTGGTTTACAACATTTGACTCAGAGTCCTGGGTTGAAAAGGAAAATACAAAGTTAATCACAGGTGTAACATTGTCTGAGTACATAGAACCATACACTGACCATGACATCACTGCAAATTTTGCCACCAATAATTTTGCACTGGATCGGTATGTTATAAAACAACTCAGTGAACTGCCAACAGTACAACTCAGTATTGTTGTTCGAAATCCATATGATCTTTACTGGAGTCTCTATAATTTTTTATCAAGATCTCCTCAAGTGACATATGATAATTTTGTTAATAATTTAAGTAATCAATCCTGGTTCACAAGACCTGCACATGTGATTGAAAGATGGCAACAGTTTTTTGGAAAGGACAGATTTTGTATATTTTTTTACGACGATCTTCAAAAAAACAATTCAGATTTTTTTAACAATTACTGCAAACAGATGAGCTTGCCTGATCCAGCGGTTTTGCATATGAGACCAAAAAATGTAACT